CCTACTGCTGTATTACTACTTGCTGTAGTATTAGCAATCATAGCTTGATAACCAAGAGCTGTATTCGCTGCTCCTGTAGTGTTAGCTTTCGAAGAATCCGTACCAACTGCTACATTTCTATCACCTGTAGTATTTGCTAATAAAGCACTTTTACCAAGTGCGGTGTTATTACTTGCTGTAGTGTTTGCTTGTAGAGCAGATAGACCTACGGCAGTATTTGATGCACCAGTTGTATTAGCTGTTAAGGAAGCATAACCTAATGCAGAATTACCATTAGCAGTAGTATTAGCATCTAATGCTAAAGCACCAACAGCAACATTTTCAGTACCTGTAGTAATTGAACCACCTGCATTAGAGCCTACAGCTGTATTATCCGAAGCAGTTGTTACTGCTCCTAATGCTGAATGTCCTACGGCTGTATTTTCATCACCTGTGGTTGCTGCTAATAAAGCTCTGTAGCCTATACCTGTATTTTCATTACCTTCTGTTAAAGCTTTACCTGATTCAAAACCTACTAAAGTAGTATCATTACCTGAAGTAATTGCAGTACCTGCACTAGCTCCTACTGCTGTATTAAAAGATGCTGTGCTAGCAGTTAACGTGCCTACACCAAAAGCAGTATTACTGTCTCCAGATACATTAGTTGCTAAACTTCCTGAACCCGCTGCTGTATTGCCTCCTCCTGTTGTAAGTTTAGTTAACGCTTGACGTCCCACTCCTGTATTATCGTCACCAGATGTTAAGTCATCAAAGACTTCAAAACCAAACCCTGTATTTCTTACAGCAGCATTAATAGTTCCTGTACCACCATCATTACTTACAAGAATACTTCCTGTTTCAATTACATTAATACCTACGCCATTAATAGTTCCTGTTACTGCTGCGTCTCCACCTATAGCAACATCATCTGTTACTGTTAGATCATCTTGTACTTTTAAATCTACTACGCTAAGACTAGCAAAAGCGTCAACTACTGCTGCACCACTTCCTGCTCCGTCTAAATAAACTGCTTTTGTATCTCCTGGAGGAATAGTGATGTTAGCTCCACTGCCTTGGGAAATAATTATGTTTTGAGAACCACTTGTACCATTTTCGATAAAGTGCATTCTGTTAAGAGTATTAGGTGCGATAGTAATAGTACAAGCAGAATCTAATGTACCTGTATATTCAAGGTACATAGCTCTTCCAGGATCACTAGCTCCGTCTGCTACTGTAGTGGTGTGAGTATCGGCGTTAGTAGTTATGCCTTCTGTGCCATAACCTAAAGCTTCCCCGATTAATTCTAAGTTAGTATTGGTACTAGTTCCCCAAGTTCCGGATTCATCACCTGTAGCGATTTCCTTTAGTCTTAAGTCATTTACGTATGTTGCCATTGTTTATCTCCGTGCAGATTTATTATAAGTTGTTTTTTCATAAAAGTTAAGCCACTTGTTGCCAGTTTGGATCATTAGTCGCTGTTACAGTGTTCCATATAGTTGTTTGAGCATCATCCGTGTCGCTCCAAACGAATACACTTCCAAGTGAACTTGTTGCTTGTTCTAGTTCAGTTGAAACATTTCCTTTAGAAACTGTGGTGACAGTTCCTAAACTTGCAGTCATTGAGTAACCAACAACTGATAAATTATTATTGGTTGAAGTTACTGGTGTGCCTATAGCACTAGTACCAACTGTGCCTGCTCCAGTAAGAGTAACAATAGCTTCACCGTCTACAGCTACCGAAAGACTACCGACTGAACCTGATAAACCTGGGACTGAAGCTACTGCTTGAGCATTAACTCCTGCTTGGGGTGCTCCTACTGTTGCTGCTGCTGGTGCGGTAAGGGTAACGGGAATAGTTCCTTCATCCCAACCGAGCTCACCAAAACCAGCTCGACCCCAACCACTTAGTAGTTGAGCCATTTTACGCTATTCTTATAATCGCCGTACTTGCTGCTGCTGCTGGAAAAACAATAGTGAAATCACCTGAGGTAGAAGTTTTATCTCCACCAAAGTCGATTGCTGCTACTGATTTATCACTATTGGTGTCGTTGTAAATTAGACACCCTCTAGCCGTTACGGTTGCGTTACTAAAAGTTAAATCAGAGAAATCTGTAAAACCTGTAGTTCCACTTGAAGTGGGATTTATATTAGTAAGAGCAGCACCTGTGGCTGTGTAGTTGGTTCCACTAACTTCATTAGAACTAGTATATGCTGTTGTAGTCGCACCTAAAGATGCAGAACTTGTATATAAAGCTAACTTAAAACTGTTGCCTCCAGAGGCTAAAAAGTTATGTGTTGCTTCTAGTAATTCTTTTTTAAAGCTTGTTGTAAGTGTAGATGTAATTGCCATTATTTAATTTCCTTTAAAATGTTCGCCATATCCGCATGACCTTGAATAGTTAGTTCGCCGTTCAGTGTCACAACATGACTGTTCATTGCCTGTTTAATATGATATAATACCTGTTCATAAATAGCTAGTCTGTAAGCTTCTGCTTGTTGTCGTATGTGAGGAGCTGCATTTTCAGATATACCACAAATACGTAACGTACAACGTTCCGCCCAGAACTCAGGTGAATGACCTCTATTATCCGTAGTTGCCACGCCAATAGTACCTAAACCAACTTCTGTTGTTACATCTATCATGATTGTGGAGACCTTCTAATTTCATCATATTTATATTGATCTCTAGTGCTTTTAGCTTCACCTAAGTTTTTAAGCATCGCCATAGCCTCTTGGAATCTTTGTTCATAAATACCTATTGCTTCAAAGTTTTTTAAGTAAGTACAAGCTTCTACTAAACTACCATACAATAATGCGTTTGTTGCATTTTCAGATAACCAAGTAGTTCCATCATCTGTTCCTTGTGTTAGTGAGTTTGGTCTATAAAAGTAGTGTAGTTCAAAAGTGAATCCTGTGCTTGGGGTAGGGGCTATTAAGAACCTAGTGTTATCAAACTCTGAATAATACTCAGGTGTTCCTGAAGTAGAAACTAAAGGTTGAAAATCTCTAATAAAAGAAACATGTTTTAATTTTAGATAGTTGTACTTACCGTCACTTTGTATAACAGCCAAACTAAAAGGAGATAGAAAATCTGTTGGGGAAGCTAGATATGGATTATCTTGAGTTCCTACACCTGTTGCATTTTTTCTAAAAACGTCTAACTGAACGCCTTTTAATATTCTTTCTTCTGTACTCAGAATAAAATTAGGAATATTAGATACTAGTGAAGTTTCTGTACTTTCAATATAATCTTTTATTGCTGCTGTTAATGTTGCCTTTGTCCAACTCATAATGGTAATATTACTATATTTACGTCCCCAAGACTACCCGTTACTTCCGTCATGGTAAATTGAGATCCTATTGTGTTACTGTTACCGGCAAACATAATAGGTGAACTAACACCTTTATCATTTACAGGGTTTGAAATAATTACTTTACCTAAATGCATAGTTGGTGTAGGTTCAGTTGGTCTTGGATTTCTTAATGCTTCAGGGTCAACTCTGTGTCCTCGTACATCTAATTGAGGGTGCTTAGGTTCAAAACACTCATGGCATACTCTTAAGTTATTCCATTCTTTTCTAAGTTCAAGATAACCGTAAACAAAACCACATCTATCACACTGTGCTAACGAGTGCTTACCAGAAGCGTAAGCCATTAATAAGAGTTCCTAGCTGGAGTAAGAAAAAGTGAAGCTCTACCACGATCTTCTTGAGCAGCCAATTGAAAGTCTTGTTCATACTGTTGCTTTAACATACCTGCTTTTTCAGGGTTCTTTTTTAAAGCTAAGTAATAAGATAACCCACTAGCCATACAAGGAATAAACCTAGATGGTACTTCAGGGTCTTGGTTAGAAGCAGAAGCGTCATCAATCCTTTGTATTGTGTTAGCTATTAATGTGTACGTTGCTGTGTTGTCAGGTGTTGGCCAGACATTTAATACGGGGGTAGTTTGCCTATCTAAAAATATTTGGGTAGGTCTGCCTTGTATTGTTTTATCAGGGATATTAAGATACTCTGTTCTACCTATACGGTCTACGGCTAAATCAGTTGATTTACCAGCACTATCCGTAACTCTTACTACCGCTGAAACTATATCAATATCAAAAGAGTTTAAAGAGTAACTAGCTGTGCCTGTGGTTAACGTTGTACTAACTTTTTCTATAGTCCAAAGATTTATACCTCTGTTAGACCAATCAGCGAACATTATGTTTAATGAACGTCTAGCAGTTTCGGCATCGTAACCTGTTCTAAGTTCAACCCCTGCTAATTCATACGCTTCTTCTATAGTGTCCGCAATACTTAAAGAGAATGTCTTAGTTCCTGATGTTGCCATAATTATGCATGGAACACAGTCATAGTCAGAAACGTAGATACTGTATACTGAATATAAATACCAGAACTAAATTTTGTACCTTCATCTGGGATGTTAAGATCTCTAGTGGCTGTAGCGTCTGCTACTGAACCTAGTTTTAGCACAAGTGTTCCTGATGGAGAAGTAGTTACAAAAGATAAGATACCTGCTGTAGCGGTACTAGTAAAACTAACACCTTTTAATCTAGCTGCACTTATAACTATAACATCTGCTGCTGTAGCGTTAACTCCTGCTGATACATTACCTGCTGGATTACCTACTGCTGAAATACCTGATATCGTTAAAAAGAATTTAGTTCCAGTAGCTGTACCTGCATTAGCCCCTGTAATAGATTCTGTTTGTGCTGCACCGTTTATATCTGTACCTGTTACAGTAAATGATTTAGCTGCATCGTTACCCGCGGAAAGAATAGTTACTATCCTCCCATGCTTAAGTACAACTGCACCACCTGAAGCTAACGCACCCCCTATTACGAGGGCAGCATTATTTCCAACTGAGGTTGCTACTGATATTCCATCTGCATCTAAAGCTACTGTGTCCGCAGTAACTTGTACTGTTTTTAAATTAACAAAAGAATTCGCCATGGTTTACTCCTTAGATAATACCTGCAAGGTTAATTAATGAGTAATCAGTTGTTACATTAACAATCATAACTGTACCAATTACCTGAATAACATCTCCTGCTGCTGGTCCAACTGCACCTGGTGCACCTAATGGTACTGCGTGATTACCAACAACTAGAGTTCCTGAAGTTAGTACTGTAGC